GCGCAGGTTGGCACCGTGCAGGTCAGCACCATGCAGGTTGGCACCGTGCAGATCGGCTTCGTACAGGTCAGCACCACTCAGGTTGGCACCGTGCAGGTCGGCTTCGTACAGGTCAGCACCACTCAGGTTGGCACCGTGCAGGTCGGCATATCTCAGGTTGGCACCGTGCAGGTCAGCACCATGCAGGTTGGCACCGCGCAGATCGGCTTCGTACAGGTCAGCACCACTCAGGTTGGCACCGTGCAGATCGACACCGCTTTTAACCCCAGCCTCCACAGCCAATCGTAGCGAAGTGGTCTCGAATGTGAATATGACTGATCCGGTCCATCGTGACTTAATTTCAAACTTCATGATGTCAACTCCTTGTGTATCCACACCGCGTCATCGGGGGCTCCTTACTTCTTTAAACGAACAATTCCGCATGCGCCTTCTTCGCTCGTCGCGTCGCTCTGGCGTTCACTTGATGATGCTCATGATCATAGCGAAGGTGACAGCGTTGACAGAGGGCTTTGAGGTTGTCATCTCGGCAATCCATGGGCTGATGATTCATGTGCGCCACCGTCAAAACAATCTTGCCCTTGGCCCATTTCGCCGGTTGGCCGTTCCTTTCCTCGCAACGCCGTGGACCAGGATGAGTTCGATGGAGGCCACATTCACCCTCACACTCACAGCGGCCTCCACTGCGCTCACGAATGCGCTTAGAAATCATAGGCCAGTCCTTTGGATACCGGCTCTTGATAAATGGCATCATCCCTCCGTGGACGCGGGTGCATATACTTGTGCTGGATAAACTTTCTTCTGGTGATCGAAACAATACTGACAGCAATACCATTGGCGCTTAATCCGCACCCAGCTACGTTCATTCCCTATTACTAGGCACTGACAGCCGGCACATATGAACTGCTGGGGCTTTTTCATTCTCCCGGCCTCGCGAGGGGGGCGGAGGATTTTACCGCATACTCCAGCGCCTCCTCAATCATTTCTAGCTCCGTTTTCTCCCAGTCGCCTTGCTCCAACTGGCAGTAGAGTGAGAGCGCGATTTCCTCGATCGTCGTCATGGTGCCGTTAGGATTAGACATGCTTGTCATCCATCATAATCTGCACGCCCGCTGCGCCTCCTTGCACGCATACAAAGGAATGACTCAGCCCGAGCACTTCGCTCCAGCCATCATTCTTGAGGATGCCTACCCGTACCAACGAATCCAGCACATACTTTTGACTGGACATAATATTGTCGGGATTGAAAGACCGATTCGGTTCAAACCAAATGAACGAAAAATAGGCGAAGTTCATTGGCTTGATCTTTTGCTTAATTACTTCGGTCATAATCATCAGTTCGGTCTGCTTCTTCAGCTTGCTATAGTTCCAGCGTGTCGCACGACCGGCGAATTCATTGATACGGGGGAGTTGGCCCATTAAGGTTAAGGTCTGCCTCATGCCTCCCGCTCCATCCGCTGATACGGCTCACGATGATGCTGCGGCTCGGGTTGGAGATACCAGGCGCAAATGAGGCAGCGCGTTTCATCATATTGCGTCAGGATAAATCCATTGCAACGGGGGCATACTTTCGGAATCGGAGGCATCTTCGGCAACGCATCACTCACATACGGATCTCTCTTCGGCTCTGTCCTCGCATCCTCTAGGCGTCTCATGCGCTTGCGCTCCTCATACTCGCTCTGCACCCGATGATGATAGGCACAGTAAATTCCGCCATCGGTGGCAGATTCGCAGCGCACGCAGATCCCTTTGTCTCGACGGGCGCGGTAGGTGGTGGTGTTCATTTCTTCTGCAACTCCCGCATGCGAACCACCACCAACTGTCGCACCGTCTTGAGATGCGGAGGATTCAACTCCTGATCCGCTTCTGCCGCATTGCCCACCTCGCTGCATTCGCGCACCGATTGCGACAGATTGACCTTCTCCAGATAATCCAGCATGCGGCCATTGGAGGTGGGAGCCGTGCTGGCCTTGCCCGCCAGATCCGCTTGGCTAAAGCCCATCTCTTTCAAGGTGTGTATCAAGGGCGGTTCCTCGACAGTCCCCTTGAGGGAGGAGGGCGGATGGGTCGCTTCACTGGCCGTTGTTCCTCCCATGGCCCACTTCGCGAGCTGTTCGCCCGCAAACTCATTGATGGTCTGCTTCGGATCGAAGAACATCTTATGTTGCTCTTGGAGCTTGATCGGATGTGGAATCCCAGGCGTCGATGCCAACAAGAGAAAGGAGCAGGTGCATTCAAACGGCACGTTTTTCTCGCACACCGGAACCCAGCCATCCTTGCCCACCAGCGATTCTTTCTTGCGCACCTCGGTCTTGCCGTTCACGCGCACCATTTCGATCTTCTCCTCCGCTCGAAAGCACAGAATCAGATGCGCCTTCACCTGAAGGAGCGTGCTCATCATGGCCTTGTGCGCGAGCTTCGGCTTGATCCACGCGGCCATCTTGCAGGCCTCTCGCTTCCCATAATCATTCCCCGCCATCCGGTCGAGTTCTGCCTCCTGCCAGTCCAAGACGCCGCCATCACCGGCCCAGACATGCGACATGCTATCGACGACGATCACGGCATAGCCTGCCTTGTCCGCAGCGGCAATGGCTTGACTGTAGGACTCAGGCAAGAATGGCGCTCGCAGATCCAGCACATCAAAGGTGAATTGATCGGCATAGTGGGACGCCCGTCCATTCTCCGTATCGATCACGCAGAACGGCTTGCCCTGCGACATGCCTTTGGCCATCCGCATTGCTGACATGGTTTTCCCTGATCCGGTGCCCCCGGAAAGCCCAATAATCAAGGGCACCTGCTCACGTACAGCACGGCGAAAGGTATAACCGCTCATGATTGCTCATCCTTGCTCGCCAGGAACGCTGTGATAGCAGTCACAATGATTGCATATTCTTCCAGATGCCCAAATCGTTGTACAAAGGAAGTCAACATGGCGCTCGCGTCTAGGACTTCATGGGCTCGACGTTGAATCTCGCGTTGCGTTTCTTCTTCCTTCTCTCGCGCCTTCCGCTGCTTCTCCTCTGCCGCCCGCTGTTCGGCTTCGACCCGATCACGCTCTTTCTTGGCTCGCGCCTCTTCCTCGGCCCTGGCCTGTCGCTGCACCTCCTCGACCGCTCGCCGCTCTGCTTCGATCTTGTCCCGCTCCTCTTTCAGTCGCGCCTCTTCCTCGGCGCGCAACGTCCTGGCTTTCGCCTCCCCTTCTTCTCGTGCGAGACGTGCCAGCCTATCCTGCTCATCACGAATCGCCCTGGCCCGTCGTTCTTCTTCCTCTATTTTGAGGCGTGCCGCCCGTTGCTGCTCCTCAATGACTCGCATCGCCTCTATTTCCTTCTCTCGGCGCTCATGTTCGGCCCGATCCAACTCTTCCTGCCGACGACGAATATCTGCCTGCGCCTCTTCAATCTTGCGCTGCTCCGCTTCACGAATCGCCCGCTGCTCGGCTTCCACTCGTTCCTGTTCAGCACGTTCGACCGCCAAGCGCTCATTTTCTTTTCTGATCTCTTCCGCTTTAATCTGGGCATCAATCGGATCTTCTAGTTCCACAATGGCAGCCGTGAGTCTACGGGCCTCGGTATCGATTTCCTGTGTCCGCTTAAGGGCCGGGGCCTTAATAGCCACTCGTGTTTTCTCCAGCGTGACACGCAGCGTGCGCAATTCGGCTCGCGCCTTCGTGGCCGCCACAAGCCCATCCTTCGTGTTCACGTCATACCGCACACCCTTATAGCGGCGCTCTAACTCGGCGAGGGCCATGGCCGTTTTCTGATACTCCTCAATGGAGGACGTGACCGGAACAATCTCGGTTTCAGTCGCGTGCACCGTTGCATCTTTCATGATTTCTGCTCCTCTTCGGTGTAGGCCCAGGCGGGCGGTGACATCCAGCAAATGCGCGAGGGATAACTCGGCCATGTATTTGTCAGCATGCAGTCAGTCCACTGGCGAATGGCTCGCTCGATCTTGTGTTCAGCCATATCGAGGAATACGGGATCGAGTCCAATGAAGGACATCGAGTAAGGGGCCTCTTGCTCTTGCACCGCAAAGACGAACTGCGGGTGCTTCGCGTGAAAGAGCGTCTTCAGTCCGCGCAGACCCAAGGCGGCTTGTAGATCATTGCCCATCCCTAGTGCTGTCCTGATCCAGGCGGATGGCTCTGCGCTCCCGGCAGAGGTCTTATAATCGATGATGAGATCATGCCCATTCGTGAGCCAATCCGGGCGAGAGCGCAACCAAATCTCGCCTTCCTTCCAGACCATTGTTTGCTCAGGCTTCCCATCCTTCCAGGCTTCAGCCAATTCGCTATTCCGAATCGCCGACCGCGCCACTTCCACCATCTTGCGGATCGGTCCCATTTGCTTCGCCAGCACCGGCACCATGCCAGCTAGATAGGCGGCATCCCGCTGTGCCTGAGCAGCCTTCGTGCGCCAGTCATCCGCCTCGATCACCATCACCCGCGACTCATCCCCTTCGAGCAGCAGCCCATGTGCGATGGTGCCAATATTCGCCTTGCTCGATTCCTCACGTTCGGCTCCCGGATTCAAGCGAGGATGCTGGACAAAGGCATGGAGCGGTGACTGCGTAATGAGCGTATGGGCGATACTCGCCGACAGGGAAGGTTCGACGCACGGATCAGCGAGATAGTCGCTGAGTGGAATTGCATAGAGTCCTGGCGTGTCAAGCATGATGTCTCCTATGGAATATCAAAAATGTATTCGTGCAGCAGCCCGAGCTTATTGGCGATGTTGATCAGGCTATCCTCATGGTGAATCTGGAGAGCCCGGAGATGTCTCACCTCACACAGCAGCATGGTATTGCCATCCAGGATGGCCCTGGCTTCCTCCAGATCCTTCTCAAGCTGAATCATGGCCGCTCCTCCCGTCGTGGAAATTTCAGCGCAAAGTAAAAGGCCGGGCCATAGAGCGTGGCCAAGGTGCGCTGGCGTCTGCGATACCAGCGGAGGGCATAGAGGATGGAGATACTCGCAGCCACCCCTGCCAGCATCAGCTCATATTCCCAACTCATGCTGGGACCTTATTGGACATCATTGCCACCTTGTCATGCAGGCGTCCATGCACAAGCCTTCTGGCGGTGGCCGTGGCCTCCATGACACGGAAATAGGTGGCTGAATAATCCAGCCCAGGCTCCGATGAATCCCTAAGTGTCGGACGCAATGACCTCATGATCCTCCTCCTTTCTTGATCCGAAACCGTCCAAACCGTGGGGACTTCTCGAACAGATCCCGATCCGCCATCTCACTATTGCACGGCTTGCAGGCTGTGACCAGATTGCTCGGGTGACAGATCGCCGACATATCCACATCGGTCATCAGTGAGATTGGGGCCAAATGGTCAATGGTGCGGTTCGGCACCAGGCGCCTGCGTCCCCGCGGCAAGCCACAATAGACACACTCCCCGTTATCCAGCTCGAACACGCGCCGTCGCAGCGTCTTGTCAGACATAATGCGCTTGATCATAATGGCGAGCGCGGGGTTGCGTTTCATGATTTACCCATTCCACAATGCTTGCGAATGATGGCGCGAATCACGTTTGAGATGGTGCCGTAGCGACCCGCTTCCTCAGCCAGTTTGCCGCGCTCAACATCAGTGACGCGTACAGAGATGCGTGATGTTTTGGGTGTCTGAATGTGTGCCATGTATGACAATCTAAACCTTCTCATTCTGCGTGTCAAGAATTATTATGGCGTAGGGTGAATTACTCATAGCCGTGCTCCTTCGGTGATCCGTAAATTTGCCCCCATGCTCCGCGCGCAATCGGATCATTCTTGGGCGGTGGCGGCGGCGGCTTTTGTTTCCCATTCGGCAAGGCCACCGGCACATCGATTTTATTCAACCAGTTAATGAGAAACTTGCGCGTGATCTGCCGATTCGCATTCATGGGCTTGAGTTTCCACCGTTCAATATCGCCAAAAACGCGCTCAAAGTTCACATGGGCATAGAGCGGATTCGCCTTGATCTCGGCCAGCCAATCCACGGCAGGCTTGACCGTCTGCTTCCCTTTCAATTTGGCCTCGAGGGCGCTCACTCTGGCCTCCAGCGCGTCGAATTGGTCCTGCGTCATCGTCTGGCCTCCACTACACGCAGAGCATAGGCCCGCATATCCTTCAATTTGCCTCGCGCACAACTGAACAAGAGCTTCGCCTGCTCCGGACTGTCCTGTTCAATCACGGCCTGATGGTGATCGCACAAAATTAAATAGTTCATGAGACACCGGCCCCTTTCTTTCTTCCTCTGCTCTTGATTCGAGCGAAGTTGATGCCAGGAATGTCTATGGTGCTACTTTGGCCTTCTCGCGATGCTACAAGATGTCCGTACGAGCATGGATGCTGAGGAATGGGGCCAAGACTCAGCATCGTTTTGTGTGCCGGCGTAGCGTCCGGCGGCCAGACCGACGACTGGCATTCACATCGCGTCTCTTCTGGGGCGAGAGCCCGCCATCGTTTTTCTATTGTGGGCAGGGGAGAGAATGCGGTTAGAACCCCGAACAAGCGGCAAAAAGAAGAGGCCCGCAAAATGCTGGATGTAGCAGCATTCATTGGGCCTCTCAAATCAGGGAGGGCATCCCCGACAAACAGCGGCGACAATAATGATACGCTACATCCGTATCGCTTGTCTAGGGGCACGTTGTACGCCTCCTCTACCTACCTGTCAAGAAAAATCTGTTCCCTTTTGCTCACTGTGCCTGTGCATTTTTGCACACTCTGATCCGTCCTGGCAGTTCTACATGGAACAGACCGTGCGAGCCTCCCTCCACGAAGATCCACTCCTGGCTGTCGATCTCCGCAACCGCGAGAGGACAGGGCCAGTCTTTTGACAGATGTATACCCAGAATCGGATACCGCATGGTGCGCTGAAATTTGCGAATCCTACGTTCCCGCTTCTGTTCGGGCGTGCCGGCGAACAGCGTCACCATATTGACGCCACGATCGCGGCCGTGCTGTTGCAGATCCAGGAGCACATCCCGGAACTGGCTGAAGACCACCACCCGCGCGATCTTCTGGAAATCCAACTCATAGATCAGCAGGTTGCACAGTTCCCGTGTGAGGCTGAGGCTGGCAATCCGTCGTGCCAGGAGCGTCTGCGAATCGGCGCGGATCTCGGCCTGGACCTGTGCGGGCGTTTTCCACCCCAGAATCACCTCCTGCACCCACAGGCGCAGATCGACGGGATGCGAGGCCAGGACTAACGGTTCTCTCGTTAGGGACATGGATATTTTCCACTCCCGATCTGGGGCCAGGGATACCGCGGCACGCGCTGACTATTCAGATAATTATCCGTGTCCTGGCTAATCATGCCCTGGTAGAGCATCGTCTCGTTATTGAAATTGCCCGGGGCAAACAGGTTGCCGGGTGACGACTGGGCCTGGGACCACCCCCAGGACGCACACAAACCGCCTACGATGAATCCAAAACAGCTCCCCAATAGGAAGTTACGCATGATGTACCTCCGTGGTGCCAAACGTGATGAGATCCTCTTTCACTTGCTGTAGTTGCGCGTGCAGAGCCGCGTTCGCGTTCACAATGGCTGCGACAGAATCCAAGTACTGGCGAATCTCTGGTGTCTCCTGTTCTGGATTCTTGAGATTCACCTGTATCCTGAAGTGTTCGTCACTCATGGAAATCCTCCTTCGTGAGGAGACCGAGTTCGCCCGCCCGGTCTCGTGACCGCACCACCTCGTCGTCCAAGGTGGAGAGGCCGTGTTTGAAACAAAAGAATTTGAGCGCGCCGGAGAAGGCCAGGATGACGTGTTCCAGGTCCGCATCCATATTGACGGCGTAGCTAAAGCGCTGGGTTTTCATCATCATGTGCCAGCGATAGGGGGCCACCGTTAAGCCTTCGATGGTCCAGGATTCGAGGGTGATCGGCCCCCCGATCTCCACGGTGGGCATCGGGTATTGGGACTGCTCAACGGCGTGAATGGTTTTCAGCATCGAGCTGAAGCTGCCCATGATGCGGCCGAGGTTCAAATCGGTCAACGTACGCAGAATCCGCTCATGGCCTTCGGCATCGTACCAGCCGAGCTGAAAGACGTGCTCACCATGTTTCTGCACCACGGACAGGTGGGACAAGTAGAGTCGATCGGGTGCCATAACGTCCTTTCGTGTCATCGATAGAGGGCCAAACAACCACCGGCCAGGCTCGTGCCGACACCCAGCCGTGCATACAGGTGCTCCACAGGGCTCGTTCCCTTCAGGTCCGGGACGGGCTGGGCGCGTCGGGTCGCTTATCCGCCATGGATCAGCCCGATCAGCCATCGCACGATCCAGTACCAGCCCCAGAGACAGGCGGCACAGAGACCCACGGTAATGAGGACCTTGGCGGACGTATTCATCGCGACACCACCGCTCTCGGCAAGCAGGCCATGAGGAGGACGACCTTCTCAGCCACCAAGGGGGGGATGGGATGCTTGCCGTGCTCCCAGCGCCACACACTGATGGGGTCCACATAGCACAGCACGGCCAGCGATTTTTGGCTCAAGTGGAGGCGCGTGCGATAGTCTCGGAGTTCTTGGCCGGTCATGCGTGGGGGTCTCCCTTCAATACAAAATGTACGGTGGACGGCGCGTATTACTACGCTACAAATATCCCTCGATCATGCTCGCTCATGGTCGGCAGCTTCACGCACAACACTGCGCCTCGTGGATCGCCTCCAATGTCAGGAACTAAATTCACTTCTCGGCAGGCTGCCTCAATCAATTCAGCCGTGCGGCAGTCTTTGCAGATCAGAGGAATATACTTCCCCTCCACCTTTGGAGCGGTATAATCCCGCACCATTGAGGACCGAACCCAGAGCGATTCACAGCGGGTACAGGGGACGACTTTCCGCCCTCCGTTGTCACAGGGATAGTCGCCGTTGCATTGTGCTTCGGCCAGTCGATGCAAGGTGGCGCCATACCGTAACAGCTTACGGATGGTGTGTAGAGGAATGCCAGCGCGGGACAGTTCGGCTATGGTCTGTTCTCGCCATTTTCTCGTGCTCATGGTCGTGTCTCCTTGTCTATCGGCTCAAGCCCCATAACGTGCAGGACGGGCTTGAGTAGGCTGCACCCTCGTTTGAAGTGTTAGACTGTGGTTCGATGGTAATAGGTTCGCCCCTGTTTGACGGCTATCAGCTCATCCTCCTGCCCTAATGTCCAAGAACTCCCCGTTGACCGGCTTGTCCTCATCAGTAAGAAACACGGTTTCCATCCTGTGGTGACACCAATCGTGCCCGTCAAGAACATGCCGCACGTTTTCACTCTCACCCGTTGCCCTGATTCATCGTAGCGAATGAATCGAGGATCGAGGCTTGACTCGTCAAACTGTGCCCCATGCCGCTGTCTGCCTCGAAAGACTAGGTCTTGATAACTTCGCATGATGAAACTCCTTTGTGTGCCTCACCCCTCCCCTGGAATCCGCCAGGAGGAGGGCGCAGGGTTAGGGGTTCAATTCTCTCGCACGAATTTCTAGCACGTCGCTTGCTACATCCGCATTCTTGAGGTCGAAACAATGAGCCAACATCGTGACGGTCAACGATCCAGCAATCACTTGAGGGTCTGTTTCTATGGCGTCCTCATTGAGCGCAATCCACTCGACCAACATGCGGTATTTACGTGAGCTGTAGTGCATCATGGCCTACTCCTCCTACCCGCACAGGGAGAGGGTGAATAACAGGGCATAGGTGCCGGCCAACGCGAGCCCGGCGAGGACGTCGAGCGCGGTCATACAGTCTCCTTTGGTGAGTATGTCCAGGGTGAGTGAGTCATGTCATAGCCTTTCTCGATACGAGAGGCTGTCAGCTTTTCCAGGTTGTGGGCATAGCCTCATGCTCTACCCTGTGCATCATAGGCTGCCCACTGTTGGGTCGGACGATACTTGGTTGGCTTGTGGGGATGAATGATTGCTCTCATGCTGTCCTCCGTGGTGGTTGGTTGACTGTTCATGCCTCTACGCTATGCAGTAGACGTGCCGTAGACTACGTGATGCAGCACTATGAAATATCAAGGGGTTCGGCGTGTGTGATGGGTGTCACTGTGGAGAAAGGCCACTAGGTTATCCACAGAAACGCATAACCATGCGAAAGCATACGCGGCATTCTGCCACAGGGGGTATCCACAGGTTGTCCCTATTTGGGGATGGTGCAGATTAGAGACAGGGATCAGCCGTGTGGCAGAAGACCTCAATGGGAGTGACTTGCACATTGCAAGCGTGTCAAGTCGTAACCCCGCAATACCGCAGGGGGAAGAAAAAAAGACTTGACAAACCCCACAAAAAAGCGCACCTCACTCTCCTTATTGCAGCCCGAAGCTGACAGCGGAGGGCGCTCCCAAGGGATTGAAGGGCGAATAAGTGCGCACCGCACAGCCCTTCGAGCCCGCATCCCTTGACGATCCAGCCTGAAACGTGATAGCGCTAGAGCATGTCCACGGACACACAGACTGATGGGCTCCCTACCATCCCGCTCCTGCAACTGATCCCTACCCTTCCCCGTGACTACGATTATGATGCCGGTCTTGAATGTGCGTTGGACTGTGGCAATTACACCGCCATTGCCCAGGCCATGCACTGTTCCAGACGCACACTGATACGGTTGAGACATGAATATGTACAGTTAGATCTGGCGCTAACTCGCGCCCGCGCATTATCGCTGGATTACATTGCCGATGAGTTGCGCACCCTTGTTGAGGATCACCCGGAATTCCATCAGGAACCCCAACTACTCAAGACCATGTTTGAGACACGTCGTTGGTATCTCGCCTGTTCCGATCCCCGCAAGTACGGCGACCGCATGAACATTGAAGTGACAGAGCATGTGGATTTGAAAGGTTCACTGGAGCAGGCCCGAACTCGTGTATTGAAGCAGATTACACAAGCGTCGGCACAAGCAGACACGGTTCAGCCCCTCCATAATCCTGCTTCTGACCATGAAGTGAACGATAACAAGTAGATACGAGTTGACATATTGGTCCTTATCAGACATTGGACTCGAAACGTAGCATAAATGCTCCAGTGCGCTGCTTGCGACCTGGCTGGACGATCCTGCAAGGGATGGGCTGCACGATAGCGCAAGGGGGGGATGTGGTGCAGGGTAGGGGGCGATTCGTGCCGGCGAGCCAGGAAGCGGGGGACCCCTGACCAGCCTGGTATGGAGGCCTCAATAATTTTTCTTTTTTTATACGCGAGGAGGAGAATCATGGACGGTGTACGATCTGGGTATGGACAAGTCGTCGGCAATCCTTGCGGGCTGGTCGCCGCGGCGCCGCCCACGCACAGCCCGGATAGTCTGACGGGCGTGTTGTTGCAGGCGAACGACCAGTTGACGGGAGTGGAGAAGCGGCTGCATGCGCTGTTGGAGCGGCTGAATCCGGTGCCGCGAGATACGACACGCTCGGGCGGCGAGGTGCCGGTGTCGGGCGTGCTGAATAGCGCGATGCAGGCGAGGAATACGGCGAGCCGGTTGCATGACGTGCTGAATGCGTTGGAACAAGTCATCTGATGATTGCCTCCGCCAAGGACGAAGAAGCCCTCATTCAGTTTCTCCACAGCCCGGACATTAAGGACAATCTCTACAATTTTGTGATGGCGGTGTATCCCTGGGGGCAGAAGGGCACGCCGTTGGAGCATCAGTCGGGGCCGCGGCAGTGGCAGAAAGAGGATTTGGATGAGCTGACGGCGCATATTGCCCAGCAGCAGGCGGCGATCGCGCGGGGCGAGGTGCCCACGATGTTCAAGAAGGGCACGGCGGCGGGACGTGGGCCGGGGAAGTCGGCCAAGATTGCGTGGCTCACGCACTGGATGTTGACGACCAGGATCGGCTCAACGGTGATCGTGACCGCGAATACCGAGGAGCAGCTCAAAACGAAGACGTTTGCCGAGGTGAGCAAGTGGATCCATGTGAGTTTGAATGCGCATTGGTTCGACGTGAGCGTGCTGGCCGTGAAGCCGGCCGAGTGGTTCGGGACCTTGGTGAAGCGGCAGCTCAAGATCGACACGGGCTATTACTATGCCCGGGGGCAGTTGTGGTCGGAGGAGAATCCCGATGCGTTTGCGGGCACGCATAATCCGTTGGGGGTGCTGGTCGAGTTCGATGAGGCGTCGGGCATCCCGGATTCGATTTTTACGGTGACGCGATTTTTCTTTACCGAGCCCGTGCTCGATCGCTACTGGCTGGTCGATAGTAATCCGCGCAGGAATAGCGGCGGCTTCTTCGAGTTGTTCCATGGGACGGATCAGACCTGGCGCAAGCGCCATCTCGACATTCGCACGGTCGAGGGCATGGACCCGAAGATTGCCGAGACGTTGATCGCGCAGCACGGGATCGATTCCGATCCGGTGCGCATCGAAGTGCTCGGGCAGTTTCCGAAGCAGGGCACCCGGCAGTTCATCAGTAACGACCTCGTGGCGGCCGCGCAGCAGCGGGCATTGGTCGAGGATCGGGGCGCGCCGCTCATTGTCGGGGTGGACATCGCCCGCTACGGCGACGACCGCACGGTGTTCCGCTTTCGCCAGGGCCGCGACGCCCGCAGTATTCCCGCGATCGTCTATTCGGAGCGCGACAATATGTTTATCGCCAATCAGCTCGCGGCGGTGATCGACAAGTACAAGCCCGATGCGGTCCATATCGACGCGGGCAACGGCACCGGGGTGATCGACCGGGTGCGCGAGCTGGGGTATCGCGTGACCGAAGTGTGGTTCGGGTCGAGTGCGCAGAGTAAGGAATGGGCGAATAAGCGCACGGAGATGTTCGCCGATCTGCGCGATTGGCTGGGGGGCGGCTGTCTCGATCAGGACCCGCAGCTCTTTACCGACTTGACCGCGCCGGAATATGATTACTTCGGGAAAGCCAGCGACAGCGTGATGCTCGAATCGAAAGAGCATTTGAAGGGACGCGGCATGCGGAGCCCGGATCACGGGGATGCGCTGGCGCTCACCTTTGCGTCCCGTGTGGCGCGGCGCGATCTGCCCTCGGGCGTGCAAGGACGCCAGGGCCGTGTGGCCCGCGACCTGGAGTATCCCTTGTTTGGGCGATTATCCACTACTTGACAGTACGAATTAGACGTGATATTCTCCGGTCACGCACCCAGTCTTTCAGTCTTGCGGCTATATCCGAATCAGCCCTACCGACATAGTTAACAATAAACGAATTGTTCTCTACACTGCCAAGAACATAGGCGCCAGGATGCCTATGAATAACATTTGCCTCAACGCCTGCAGTTATCAATTGATATGGCCCTCGTAGTCCGGTATGTGGCATATGAAAATCTCCTGATATTGGCGAAAGCATTCATGTTTCATCCTCTTGCTATGTGCTGTTGCACATGCTAGAAATAACGAGGGACAAAAAGGGTCGTAGGCGGGGGGATTTCCCCCCCGCTTCACCCCGCCGAGGGATGGTTAGACTGACATTGGTCTCACCTCTCTTTCGTTGTGGCGGTTCCGGTCTCCCGGCCAAGGAAAGCCCGGAACTGCCATTGTCCTTATGTTCGACTCAGTTCCTTCTGGAATACCGCAATTCCCTCCTCGGTAATTGAATAAGCACTAACCTGCTTCCCCTTAATATCTAGAACTGAATTTCTATTCATCAGAGTATCCGGGTCAAGACGTGCGTTACGCGCCCAGTTTCTGAATGCCGTTACAAGGGGAGGGAGGCTCTTTGGCGATACATTTAATCGTGTGGCGAGATCGGTTGTAGTTACATCAGTGGGATGCGCTTCCTTGAGAGCTAAGAGTAATCCGCGCACATTTGGAGACATGACAGGTCGTTCACTCGCTTTCCCCCTCTTGCCTGTACGAATAGTCGGACGCCGCTTATTTCCACTCATGGCACTTATGATAGCTGCCACATCATCCGGCGTATCACATTCGACCCTACACCCATTGATAGTGAATTTAATCGCCATGGCAGCCTCCTCTTCATGGGAAAAATCACGCTGTGAGACAACCCTTACCATGATTGGAGCGAGCTTGTCCCTTGTTTGGTTGACAACGGGGACGAAGAAGCGTAGAGAGAACACGACGACGTACACAGGATTCGCAGCCGGGAGGTGTAGCATCGGAGGGGGTGTCAATCCAATCGAATGGGTCCTGCCGCCGGTCGCGATCTTGCACACGATCGTCGATCAAGCCGCCTCGGCCTCCGGCAATCCGATTCCGGGCGTGCCCGGATCGCAAACCGCTGCCGCGAAACAAGCCGAAGACGATGCCGCGGCGCAGCAGCACGCGCAGCAAGATACGGCGAATCAGCAAGCCAAGCAGGCGGCCGACGATCTCGCGGCCCGCACCGAAACGCCGCAGGAGGCGTTGCTCTCACGCCGCCGGGCGCAAGTCAGCGCCACGCAAACCCTGGGCGGCCAACGCCGCGCCTCGCAGACCTTGACCGATCCCGGTCGCACCTTATCCGGGAGTTATGTCTAATGGCCGCGATGTTTAGTCCGCCGAGCCTCCCGGCGATTCCGCCCGCGCCCGTCGTACCCACGATCAGTACGCCGGATGTGACGCAGGCGGCGAATGACGCGGTGGCGAAGCAAGCCCTCGCGAAGGGCCGCGCGAGCACCGTCCTCACGAACCCCTCGGATCAACGCGCCCCCGATCTCTCACGGCAACGCTACTTGGGGATGGCATGAGCAAAGTCAAAGAGCGTCCCAACCCCGACCCGCCCAAGACCGTGGTGAATCTCCCGCACCGCAAGCCGCCCATGTTCTTGTGTTATACCTGCGGCTTTCGCACGCTGATGCGGGACGAATTTATCGACCATACCAGGACGGCGCATCCATGAACACACAATCGGACGAACTGGCCCAACGCATCTGTAGTGAGCAGGAGACCGCGAGCAGCTTTCGTGGCAACTACGAACAGACGTGGGAGCAGATCGCCCGCCGCGTGCTCCCGGCCTATGCGACGTGGTTTGTCGGCCAGAACCGTGCCGCTCAATTGCCCGGCCAGCAACGACTGGAGGAGATGGTCGATAGCACCGCCGCGCTCGCCTTGACCCGCTTTGCGGCCGCGATGGAATCGATGCTCACGCCCAGCAGTTCCACCTGGCATACGATCGTCCCCAGCAATCCCGCGCTGCTCAAGGATCGCGACACGCGCATCTGGTGCGAGGATGTCACGCGCCTCCTGTTCAAGATGCGGTACGCCGCGACGGCCAACTTCGCGAGTCAGAAGCACGAAGATTACATGATGCTCGGGGCCTTCGGCACCGGCTGTCTCTTCATCGATGCGCTGGCCTCGAACGTGGACAAGGGGCTGCGGTATCGCGCCGTGCATCTGGGGCAGTGCTATTTCAAGGAGAATCATCAAGGCATCATCGACACCAACTACCGCAAGTTCGATCTCACGGCGCGGCAAGCGATCCAGCAATTTGGGAAAGACCGTTTGCCCGACCTCATCCTGAAAGATGCGGCGTCGGCACGCGGGAACTCCAAGCCGTACTGGTTCATTCACAAGGTGGCACCCCGCGAGGACTATGAGCCGGGCCGCAAGGATCTGCAGGGCATGCCCTATACGAGCTGCTACGTCTCCGTGACGAACAAAGTGACCGTGCGCGAATCGGGCTATCACACCTTTCCCTACGCCATCAGCCGCTACGTGACCGGCCCTGGGGAATTGTACGGCCGCTCCCCCGCCATGCTGGCGCTGCCCACGATCAAGAGTTTGAACGAAATGAAAAAGACGGTGCTCAAGCAGGGGCATCGCACCGTCGATCCGGTGCTCCTCGCGCACGATGACGGCATTTTGGATACCTTTTCGCTCCGTCCCGGTGCGATCAATCCCGGCGGCGTGAACGATCAAGGCAAGGCCCTCGTCCAAGTGCTGCCGACCGGCAATCTCGCCGTGGGCGATAAGATGATGGAGGCCGAGAAGCAGGTCATTAACGATTTCTTTCTCGTCACGCTCTTTCAGATTTTGGTCGAGACCCCGCAGATGACCGCGACGGAAGTGATCGAACGGGCCAGAGAAAAAGGCGCGTTGCTTTCGCCGACCATGGGCCGTCAGCAAAGTGAATCCCTCGGACCGATGATTACGCGCGAACTGGACGTGCTGCGCGAGGAACGGCTGTTGCCCCCGATGCCCCCCGCGTTGTTGGAGGCGCAGGGCGATGTCGATTTCGTCTATGTCTCACCGCTCTCCCGCATGGCGCGATCCGAAGAAGCGGCGGGCTTCATGCGCACGGTCGAGTATGCGAAGGAAATCTTTGCCGTCACGCAAGATCCGTCGATCATGGATTCGTTTAACTTCGAGACCGCGATGCCGGAATTGGCCGATATTCAAGCCGTGCCGATTCGCTGGATGCGGACGTTGGCCGACGTGAAACAGATCCAGGCCGATCGCGCGAAGCAACAACAGCAACAGCAGATGATCCAGGCGGCGCCCGCGTTGTCGAACATGGCCAAGCAAGTGATCCCGCCACCCGCGCCGCAGCCACCCCACGGGAACGCCTGATGCCGCTCACGAACTCGAAAAGTGCCTCGGCCTTTCTCACGAATCTCAAGACGGAGATGCACGCGGGCAAACCACAGAAGCAGGCCCTCGCCATTGCCTATGCGGTGAAGCGTCGGGCAGGAGGAAAATAATCATGGCCGATCAGTGGATCGCAGGAGCCACAAAAAATAAAGGCGGACTGCATCGTGCCTTGCATGTGCCGACAGGCGAGACGATTCCGGCAAGTAAACTGATGACCGCCGCACACAGCTCGAATGCGCATCTGCGCCGGATGGCGAATCTCGCGAAGACCCTGAAGAAGATGCACTAGATGAGCGTGAAGGATGAGGCCAAGGGTGTGCTCGCGGCGCGTGCGCTCTCCTATCAACGGGTGTTTCTGGGCAAGGGCGTGGACACCGATCGCGTACTGGTGGACCTGGCCCGCTTCTGCCGCGCCAGCCAATCCACCTTTCATCCAGATGCCCGCTTGGCTGCACAGTTGGATGGACGACGTGAAGTCTATCTTCGTATTTGTCAACATCTCAAATTGACGGAGGACCAGCTCTGGTCGCTCTATGGCAATCACTCGTTATCGGAGGACTAATCATGACTCAGGCAGCAGCGGGCACCGCAGATCTTTCCCTCCCAGCAAGTGGGACTGGCACTGGCACCGGGGCTGCGGACACGGCGAATGCCGGGGCGACAGGTTCGGCAGGGGGGGCAGGGACGCCTGCGCCCTTTGATTGGAAGACAGCAGGCTTGGCGCCTGGCCATCTGGCGCTTGTGACCGAGCGCGGATGGAAAAGCCCCGATGACCTGATGACTTCCTTTCGTCATCTGGAAGGGGCGACCGGCGTTCCGCCTGAGCGGTTGATTAAATTGCCGGGGGCGAAAGACGCGGCTGATCCCAAAGTCTGGAACGACATCTATACGAAGTTGGGACGCCCGGAGACTGCGGACCAATACAACATCCCGGTCCCGCAGGGCGAGAAGGGCGAGTTCGCGGCCGAGATCAAGCCGGTGCTGCACAAAATCGGGCTCACGCAATCCCAAGCGACGGAACTTGGGACGTGGTGGAATGAGAAAGTCGTGGCCACTCAAAAGGCGCAGCAGGCGGAACTGGAAGCGACCCATGCCAAGGAAGTGGGCGAACTCAAGTCCGCCTGGGGCGCGGACTATGATCAACGCGCGGGGCTCGTGGATAAAGCCGCCGAATCGTTCGGCATGAATCAGGAACAGCTCGATGCGCTTAAAGTCGTCATGGGACCGAAGGGGGCGATGAATTTCCTCTATAACATTGGGAGCAAGATTGCGGTGGAGGATAAGACCGTCCCCGGCATGAGCGGCCAGAAGACGAATGTCGGGATGACGCCGGAAGTAGCGGCCGCAAGACTGGCTGAGATGAAGAAGGATAAAACCTTTGCGCAGCAATTCTCCAGTAGTGATCCGAAGCAACGGGCCGAGGCCCGCGCGGAAGTCGATCGGCTCTCGCGTCTCGCCTATCCGGGCGAGACCTCGATCCCAATGGCGTCCACAGGGCGCAGTCGATAACTTGACACGGTGAGTTCTTTCCTGTAGAGATACTCGCGTTTGCGCCTGGGAACCTCCTCGTTGGTGGCCAGGCGTCTTGAGACAACGAGGGCCAGCCGCGATTCCGACTGGGAACCCTATTTCACTAACCATCTGGTTTCTGTGAGAGGGAGCCCATGTCGATTAATATTCCAGACCATTACACCATTTCGTTCAGTACGAACGTGATGCTGCTCCTCCAAGAAAAGGGCAGCAAACTCCGTGGCACCGTCACGGAAGGCAGCTACGTCGGGAAACAGTCCTCGCCGGTCGATCAGATCAGCAGCGTGGAAATGCAGGACGTAACCAATCGGTTCGCCCCGATGGGCCGCGTGGATGCCACGCTGGATCGTCGGTGGGTCACGCCCAGCGACTTCGATCTTCCGCAACTCATCGATACCTTCGATAAGTTGCGGCTCCTTACCGATCCTGAATCCCATTACGTGCAAAACGCCGTGTTCGCGGCCGGTCGTAAGATCGATCGCTTGATCATCCTGGCGTTCCTCGCGGTCGCCAAAACCGGCGAGCAGGGCGCGACCTCCACATCCTTCGGCAATGCGGTGTCGGGGCAGAACCAAGTCACCGTCTCCTTCGGCGCGACCAATAGTAAGTTAACGGTGGCTAAGTTGCTGGATGTGAAACGGCAGATGCGGGCCAATCATGTCGATTTCGATACCGAGGAGATTTACTGCGGCCTGACGGCGGCGGATGAAGCCTCCTTGCTCAACGAAATCCAGATCATCAGCTCGGAGTTTAACGGCGGGGATCGCCCCGTGTTGAAGGACGGGAAAGTACAGCGGTTCCTTGGCATCAATTTCGTCTACTGCGAAATGATCGAGACGGTGGCAGGTAAGGGATTGGGTGTCGCGCCCACGGGCGGCACGGCCAACACCAATCTGGCGGAAATTCCGGTGTGGGCCAAGAACGGCATGCACCTGGGGATCTGGAACGACATCACCACCAGTATCAGTAAGCGCAATGACCTGCGCGGCGAACCCTGGCAGTCGTATGTCTATGCGACCTTTGGGGCCAGCAGGATTCAAGAGAATATGGTTTATAACGTGGAATCGTACAGGGCTTAGTTATCAATAGGTTATGTAGTAATATGACCGTGATACTTTAACTCATACGGAGCGCGGGTAATCAGTCCCGCCTCCAAGGAGACTTTACTATGGCGATTGATCTGACCTTGAAAGGTACGGCAATTACGAATCGGGAAGCGACTCCGCGCGTGCTCAACAATCCGGGCTTAGGGGGTGGAGGACGGCTTAAGATTGCGATCGGGCATATTGCGTCGGTCACGGCGGCGCTCTCCATCACCTCGATTATCCGGTTGGTTGAGGTGCCCTCGAATGCGGTCGTGTCCAGCATTCTTTTTCAAAGTGCGGCCCAAGGGGCCGGCGCCTTCTCGATCGGCGTGTTTCGCACACTCCAAGATGGCGGATTGGTGGCGGCCACCAGTGCGGACCAGTTCTTTGCGACGGCCATCAACTGCGCCTCAGCGGTCGTGTTGGCGGATGTGGTGAATGAATCCACCACCTATACGATTGCCAAGCAAAGCCAGCCCCTCTGGCAGGCGATCGGGATGACCACAGATCCCAAATCCATGCTGGATATTTGCGCGGTCGTAACGACCACGGACGTGACCACCGGCACGGGCGCGTTGGGCCTCAAAGTCGTCTACGTCGATTAAGGAGGTATATTGTGTCCGATCACTTCTATAGTTTGGCGGTAGGCGATCAGTTCGATCCGAATACGGTGACGGTGGGCACCAGCACATCCGGTGAAGCGATTGAGCTGCGCGTGCATGACGGATCATCCATCACGCCGTTGCAGGTCCTCAAGGCGATCGAATCGCTGGAAGCCTATTTTTCGCGCAATAGTCCGACGCTCGCGTAAGGAGTCCGCATGAAGGTCTGTGTCGCGGTCCCGCACGGGGGCACCGTGAAGGGTCGGCTGATGTCAGACCTCATCGCGTCGCTGTTTGCGCTGAAGGCGCACATTGGGTTTGTGTGGGCTGAGGTCGAAGGGACGCTTGGCCCACGCAACCGCTGGCTCGCCGGGCAGCAAGCGATTCAGACCGATTGTGACTATCTCTGGTTGGTGGACAATGATATGGCCATTCCCACCGATGCGCTCCCACGGCTGCTCGATGCCGACAAGGCGTTGATCGGGGCCGATTATTCCTACCGCCGCTTTCCCCTACAATCGACCGTCAAACTGTTGAATGGGGCCGGGGAGATCCTCGTGGCCGATCGCGCCACCTTTTCGAACCGTCCGTTCATCGTCCATGCCATCGGCTCGGGCTGTAAGCTTGTGCGGGTGGACGCCCTGCAACGGATTCCGCAGCCATGGTTTGCGTTGGAGTGGGGACCGGATGGCGATCTCACCAAGACCGATGATGTGTGGTTCTGCGAGCAGGCCAAGAAAGTCGGTATCGAGACGTGGTGCGATCCGACGATTGAGGTGGGCCATATCGGCGATCACGTCTTTCGGAGCAAGTAACGATGGCCATCAGCGATGTATCGATCTGCAATCTGGCGCTCCAAAAGTTGGGCACGGCCCCAATTGTCTCGTTGTCAGATAACAGCAATAACGCGAAAGTGGTCAGCTCCACGTATGCGCTGTTGCGCGACACGGAACTCCGCAAGTATCTCTGGAACTTTGCCAAGACACGCGCGAGTCTCGCCGCCTCCTCGACGGCCCCGCTCTTTATGTATGCGGCGGCCTATCCTGTCCCCAACGATTTTCTACGCCTGATCAAGCCCGCACGGCTGGGATTGGATTGGCATCTGGAGCAGCATCAGGGCGTACTCGCGATCTTGACGAATGACGGTGGTCCGCTCGACATCCGTTACATTGCCCGTGTCACCAATCCGGTGCTCTTCGATCCCTGCTTTGTGGAAATGCTGGCCTGCAAAGTGGCCTGGAACGGCTGCGAGCGCATCACCCAGTCCAACGTCAAAAAGCAGGCGATCATGCAGGAGTATGCGGAGCACCGCGCCGATGCCCGTCGCACCAATGCGTTTGAATTGCCGAAGAACGCGGAGCCGGTCGATGAATGGCTGGTCTCGCGCTTGAGCGGCCAACTGGTCAACACGGAATGGGTGGAGGAGTAAGCGATGGCAGAACCCTTTACAGGTCCTCGCACCAATTATACCGGCCCTCCTCCAAGGGTCACGGCTACGAAAGCCTCGCCTCGACTCTATGGGACCGTCCTGCGGATGACCTGGCGTGAGTCACGCTGATGCCCGCCGTCTCGCCCATCCAATCGAATTTCAACTCCGGTGAGTTTTCCCCCCTCATGGAGGGGCGCGTGGATTTCGAGCGATACAAGACCGCGCTCCGCGTTTGCAAGAATCATATTCCGCTGCTCCAAGGTCCGCTCGCGCGTCGGCCCGGCACCTACGTCTGCGATGAAGTGAAGGACTCTACGAAGGCCACGCGCACGGTGCGGTTCAAGTTCTCCACGGTCTCAGCCTTCGCGATCGAGTTCGGCGATCTGTATGTGCGGTTCAAGAAGGATCGTGCGCCCATCTACGACCTGACCCTCACCATCACCGGCATCACGAAGGCGAATCCGGGCGTCCTCACCTATACGGGTACCGATCCCAGCAATGGCGATCATGTCGATCTCTCTGGCGTGGTCGGGATGACCGAGGTGAATGGGCGACGGTTCACGGTGTCCAATGTCAATGCAGGCGCGAACACCTTTGAACTGCAAACCGTCGCTGGCGTGAATGTCGATACGTCGGCCTTTGGCACGTGGAGCAGCGGAGGGATCGTCTCGCGGGTCTATACGCTCACGACCACGTATCTTGAGGCCGATCTCTTTCAGCTTAAATTCGTGCAGTCCGCCGATGTGCTCTGGATCTTCCATCCTGATTATCCTGAGCGACAGTTGGCACGGGTGAGTGATAGTAGCTGGACGATCACCGATACGGTCTATCTCGATGGGCCCTACCTCACGCAGAACAATACGACGACGACGCTCACCCCCGGCGCGGCCACCGGCACCAATATTCTCGTGACGGCCTCAGCGGTGACGGGCATCAACAATGATCAGGGGTTCCTCGCCACCGATGTGGGACGGCTGATTCGGATCCAGCAGGGGTCCGTCTGGGGGTATTGCCGCATCGTGACGTTCAACACCGCCACGACCGTGCATGTGGATATCATCAATACCCTCACCAGTACCGCTGCGAAACTCGTCTGGCGGCTCGGCGTGTTCGGGGCCACGAACGGCTATCCCGCCTGTGGCACGTTCTATGGCGATCGGCTCTATCGCGGCGGCGTGCCGGAGATCCCCGAGCGCATCGATGGGTCGCAGATCGGGGACTATAGCAACATGGCGCCGTCCGCGATCGATGGCACGGTCACGGATAGTTCAGCGGTCTCCTTCCGCTTGAACTCGAACGATGTCCAAACGATTCGGTGGATGCTGGGCACGGCCAACGGCATTGCGATCGGCACCGCCGAAGGTGAATGGCTGGTGACGCCTTCGACATTGAATGAAGCCTTGACGCCCACGAATATCAACGCCAAGCAATCGACCAGTTGGGGCAGTGCGGACACGATGGCTATCCAGGCCGGGACGGCGTTGCTCTATGTGGAACAGGGCGCACGGCGCGTGCGGGAAATGAACTATCTCTACTATGAAAACGTGCTGCAATCGAGCGATGCGACAGTGCTGGCTGAGCACATCACGAAGGGCAATTATGATCCGGCGAGCCCTGGGACGGGTGCGTCTACGATTGCTTCCTCGGGACTGGTGGAGATCGCCTATCAGCGCAAGACGCAACCCATTATCTGGGGCGTGCGGAACGATGGGGCGTTGGTCGGTCTGCTCTACAGCAAGGACGATAAGGTGATCGGATGGCACCGGCATCTCCTGGGGGGATGGTCCGATGCCGCGCACACCATTCCCGCGCAGGTCGAGTCCTGTTGTGTGATTCCGTCCAGCGACGGTAGCTACGATGAATTGTGGATGATCGTGCGTCGGTACATCAATGGCCGGTCGGTCCGCATGAACGAATTGCTTACGGCGATCTGGCAGCAGGGCGATCCGCAAGAGGACGGCTATTTCGTGGATGGGGGATTGACCTACGATGGCACGCCGACCACGATCATCACGGGCCTCTTTCATCTGGCGGGTGAGACGGTGCAACTTTGTGTCGATGGCGCGACCCACCCGGATGTCGTGGTGAGTGCGACGGGTTCGATCACGCTGAACTATGCTGCGTCGGTGGTGCATGTCGGCTATACCTACCAGAGTGATGCCGCCTGCCTGCGCTTTGATGCGGGGTCGGCGACCGGCACCGCGCAAGGCAAGATTCAACGGATGCACGCGGTCGGATTTCGGCTCTACGATACCTTGGGCCTGGAGGTGGGGGATGCGTTCGACAACTTGCGGCCCATCGAGTTTCGCACCGCCGCCGATCCCATGTCCCAGGCGGTGCCACTCTTTACCGGCGATAAGACCAGTGCGGATTTTAGTTGGGATGGCGATTACGAGAAGGGAGCCTTGGTATGTTGGCGCTTTGCGACCCCGTTGCCGGGCACGGTCGTGGCGGTGATGCCACAACTGGTGACGCAAGACGGCGGGTAGACATCGTGCCGTTTGTGGCCTGGCACTTGGAGTGGCTGAATCTCCAGGCCTCGCAGGCGCTCCTCTCGCCCTCGCTCACCATGCAGTACGGACGATCGCTGGAGCGATCAGGGCCATGCTACAGTGCGTTTGCCGGGATGGACGTGGTGGCGTGTGCGGGGATTGTCGAGTTCTGGCCGGGACGGGCGCAGGTCTGGTCGCTCCTCTCGGACCAGATGCCGAGGTATCGCAAGACGGTGCATCGGGCAGTGAAGACCTTTCTGGACGGGTATCGCGTGCGACGGTTGGAATGTGTCATTGATCCGCGATCCGAGACGGCGTTGCGCTGGGCACAGCACTTAGGATTTCAAGTGGAATATCTCATGCGGGGCTACACCCCGAATGGCGACGATCAATTGATGTGCGTGAGGATGGACTAATGGCCGCAGCGTTTCCCGCAATCATGATGGCTGGGGCCGCGATCAGCGCAGCCGGGGCGATTCAGCAAGGCAACGCGGCCAAAGCCGCGAGCGTCTATAACGCCACGCTCAAGGAACGTGATGCCGCGAATGCCACGACGCAAGCTGATCAGGAAGCGCAGCAGGTGCGCTGGGCGGCGACGCGGGCACAGGGGAGTTTACTCGCTGGCTATGGGGCGTCGGGGGTCTCCACCGATACCGGCTCACCGCTGGACGTGTTGGCGAATAGTGCGAGCCAGGCGAAACTGGATGAGCAGACCGTGCTCTATCGCGGCAAGATGAAGTCCACCGGCTTCTTGAGCGATGCGGCCCTGTCTCGATACCAGGGGACCGTGGCGCAACAGGATAGCCAACTCAAGGCGGCGAGTTATTTGATTGGCGGGGCCGGGCAAGCCAGTTACGCCTATGCACGAGCGGGTGGGTGACGTAGCGAGTCCACCCCGCTTACTGCTGATCTGGTGGGAGTCGATTGATGGCGAAGATTCGTCCCTATGAAAGTCAAGTGAGTCCGGTGGCCGAGATCCCCGTCTCCGACGCCAGTGAGGGCATGGGTCCTGGCAAGGGGGCGCAGGAATTGGGCCAAAGCCTGGTCAATGCCGGGTACTCCGGGGCGCACGCCTATCAGATTCTCCAGTCGCAAGCCGATGCCGAAGCGGTGACGAAAGTGCATGTGGCCCTGGCCGAGATGGCGAATCGGGCCACACAGGAACTCGCGCAGAAGAAAGCGACAGCCGATCCGGCTGACCAGGATTTCTTTGGCACGGTCTACCGTGGCGGCACACCCGAAGGCGAACCGCCTGCGGATGGCAGTCTCCATGATCAACTCAATAAGCTCAATGATCAGATTACCAATCCCGTCGCCAAGCAACGGTTTGAAGCCGGAGCCGCCGCCCTCACGAGTCAGGTGCTCAACCAGGCCACGGCCTTCCAGGGGCACTTGGCCGGGGTCTATGCGAAACAGCAAGCCATCAGTCTCACGAACAATCTCCAGGCAATGGTGCAGACCGATCCGGGCCAGCACGAGAACGCGCTCAAGGTGATGGAGCAGGTGGTCAATGACCCCAAGGGTATCTTCTTCCGTCCCGGCATGGATGCGGGGTCGCGCGAACTGATCAAACGCCAGATGACGGAGCAAATCGCGAGCAGTACCGTGCGTGGCATGATTGGAGATTCTCCGCAACATGCGTTGCATTCCCTGCAAGCCGGTGAATGGGATAATCAGATCTCCGGGGAACAAAAGATCGTCCTCACCAGTGCAGCCGAGACGGGGATTCGCGCGCTGGAAGTCGAAGCGCGTCGGGCGGAAGCGGAACGGCTCCGACAGAAGAAGGCGCAGTACGACACCACCGATCAACAGTTTGGGGCCCAGTTCGCCTTGCACCAGGCCAATCCTGGCAATCCCGCGTTCAAGCCGTTGACGGCTACCGATGTGGGGACGGCGCTCAATAATGACAAGATCGATGGGCCGACTGGACGGGCGTGGCTCAATATGATCGAGGAGAATGCGCGGCGTGGGCCGGTGGCCGTCCATACCAATGAAACGGTCGAGCGCAGCTTGTTCAAGCGCATCTATTTGCCGGATGGTGATCCGAACAAGATCATTGATACGAAACCGATCTACGATGCCTATCTGCGCAAGCAGCTGAGTGATACCGACATGGGGCGGCTCCGTGATGAGCTGGTGAAGTCGCGCTCACCCGAAGGGAGTCAATTCGGCAAGGAGAAGGCGGAATTTCTCAAGGGCATTGAGCCGCAGATCACGAAGCCGGGACCGTTCGGCATCTATCAAGATCCCACCACGCCTGAGAAGTTTGCGAACTTCCAGCGTGACCTGGAGGCCACGATTGCCCAGTTCAGGAAGGACGGCAAAGATCCGCGTACCTTATTTGATCCCAATAGCAAAGACTATTTCGGCACGGTGGCGAAGTCGAACAAGTATCAATCGTCCAACTTTGGATCGATCACGTCTCCCTCGCAGACCGTGCCTGGTGCACCGCCGCGTAAATCACTCGAAGAGATCTTTGGAGTGAAACCATGACGCCGGTCGAGGAAGCCGCACAAGCCGGGTACAGCCAGGATGAGGTGAATACCTTCCTCAACCAGAAATCGACTGAGGCGATGGCGGCGGGGTACAGCGATCAGGAAGTCCAATCTTTCATCAAGGATAACGTGGTGCAGCAACCCGCGTTCAATCAAACGCCGGTAAAGGCCATGGCGCAAGCCAATCTGGCGAAGCAGCCCACCTCACCGAGCACGCTGCTCGATGCCATCAAGACGGGTTATAGCTGGAGCAACTTGGCGTTGGGTCGTGAGGCGCTGAAGGGCACGGAAGGCGAGCTGCCCAGTATGCAGGTCGATGAGAACACGCCCTGGTATCTGCGTGGGGCCGCGAATCTCACCACGACGGCGCTGGATGTGCCCTCCATGATTGCCGGGGGCATGATTGGCGGTGGTCCAGCGTCACCGATTACCGCGATGGGTGGGGCGTTCGCGTTGCCGATGGGTCTGCGCAAAGTGTTTATCGATGCAATCACGAACGGAGAAGCGGGGACACGCAAGGAATTTGCGGATCGTGTCGCCGGGACGATGTGGGAAACGGCGAAAGGTTGGTTGACCGGCGCGGCCACGGCTGGTGTCGGCAAAGCCGCGTCCATTGCCACCTCGACACTTCCCGGTGCGGCGAAAGCGATTCTCCCGACGGCAGCGGAACTGGCGACACTCACGGAAGTGAGCGCACGACTGGAAGGCCATGCGCCGGAACCACAAGCCTTGATCGACAATGCGATTGTCTTGGGGGTGGCGAAAGCGGTGTTGCCCTCGTGGGCCGCGAAACCGCAACGCAATGTGTTGACTGACATCTACGAAAAGACCGGCATTCCTCCTCAGCATGTGACGGGTGATGCGATCAAGGGCAATGCGGGTGTGTGGCAGGACGTGCTGGATGGGCGCGTACCGGATGCGTACAAGCAGGGTGTGGAAGAAACTCCGAGTGCACCGACGCAGGCACAGCGCTGGACACCACCGATGCTCACGCCAGAGCAGAAGTCGCAGGCGCAATCCTTTACGGCGCAACCCTTTGCCGAGATTCCGCAGATGCCGAATGAGCCGAGCCGCCCCACGCACATGAACTATAACCGTATCCAGACCACGGATGAGGCGAAGGCGGCGCTCGCACAACTCTCCACAATTTATGAGGACAAGATCAATGCACAACAACAGAGTCCGCGTACCTGGCAGCAATCCCATGACGATGCGGCGAAGGTGTTGGCGGACGTGCTCAAGTCAGATCCGTCCACCGTTACCAAGTTTTTGGAAGGGAATCCGGCTACGCCTTCTACAACGGCGCAACTCCTGGCCCGAAAAGAACTGACACTCGGATTCACCGAAGACCTGATGCGGTCGCGTGCCGCGTTGGTCGCGAAAGGGGATGCGGCCACGCCGGAAGAACTGGCCTCGTTCCTGTCGCAAGTGGAGCGCACGTCCAATGTGGCCTCGACATTCCTGGGGCAACGTACCGATGTCGCCCGCGCCCTGAACGCGCTCAAGTCCACGAAGCGCGAAGCCGATCGGTCGCAGGCGATCATTGATGCGGTGAATAGTTACGGCGGGGCCGAGAACGTCCAGAAACTCGTCAAGATGCTGGGTGAGTACGATAATCCTGCGCAGGCAGTCCAGTTTGCCAAGGACGCCACGAAGGCCACGACCTGGGAGCAAGTGGTGGAGGCGTGGAAGGCCGGGTTGGTCTCGGGCCTGCGTACCCACGAAGTGAACTTTCTCTCGACGGCCGCCTTCACCACGTTGCGTCTGCCTACTGAAGCGATCGCGTCCGCCTTTGGGGCCATGCGTGGTGGGGAGGATCGCGTGGCGCTGTCCGAGATTCCCGCTCGCATGATCGGCATGCTGAAGGGTACCTACGACGGCATGAAGGTCGCGGGTGCCATCTTACGGACTGGCGAAAATATCTATGGTCCCAAGACGGAACAGTATGCGCCAAAGATTCCTGGACTGGTTGGTGAGATTGTGCGGATTCCATTCCGTGCCTTGTCGGCAGAAGACGCGGTACTCAAGACCGTGAATGAACGCGGGGAACTGTATGCGCTCGCGATACGACAGGCGATTCAGGAAGGCCGCTCCATGCGTGATCCGGGATTCTTTGAGCGCGTCCAGGACGTGGCGAGTCATCCTACGGAGGCGATGACGGCGCAATCGCAGGATGCGGCGATGCGGTACACGTTCAATAAGCCGCTCGGGGCTGGCGGCAAAGCCTTTCAGCGCATGGTGCATGAGTGGCACCTCGAATGGATGTTTCCGTTCATCACCACCCCTGGGAACATCTTCAAGGAAACGGCTCGCATGACGCCGGGGCTCAACTTCGCGGTGCGTGACTGGCGAGACGATTACGCGGCGGGTGGTGTGCGGCGGGATCGTGCGTTGGCGGAAGTGATGACGGGCGCGATGATCATGACGGCGGTGATGGCGGCGGCGTCTGAAGGGACGATCACCGGAAACGGGACGCCGGATAAGCGCATGCGGGCGACCGATCGGGCGGCAGGATGGAAGCCCTACGCGATCAAGGTGAATGGACAATATGTGGATGGCTATCTGCGCATGGCTCCGGTCGGTCCCTTGATTGGCCTCACGGCGGATGGCTATGAGTTCTGGAACTACATGACGAAGGATGAGCGCGATCAATGGGCGAGGATGCTGGCCTTTGCTTTCGCGAACAATGTGAGCAATCAGACGTTTATGACAGGGGCTACGAACATGGTCAATGTGATGCAAGATCCAAGCCGTTATGGACAGAACTACTTTGAATCGCTCGCGAGTTCGGTCGTTCCGGCCATCGTCGGTCAGACCGCCGCTGATATGGACCCCCTGCTGCGCGAGATTCACGGCATCCGGGATGCGATGATTGCGCGAGTCCCGTCCATGCGTGAAGGACTGATGCCCAAGAAGGATCTGTTCGGGGTGCCGATTCCTTCGCCTGAACGGTTGTGGTTGGGATCGCCGTTCACCGTGTCCGCCGCCTCGACCGATAAGGTCCGTACAGAAGCGAGTCGTCTGGGATTTGCCACACCGGATATTCCCAAGAAGCTCGACGTGATTCCCGGCAAAGCATTCGGCACAATGGACAAGGTGCAGCTTACGCCAGAGCAGAAGGATGTGTTTGCCACGGAATCTGGACAGTTCGCCCATCAGGAACTCTCGAAGATCGTGAATAGTGATGGCTGGGATCATCAGCCCGCGCTGATTCAGCGGCAGATTTACGAGAAGGTGTTCAAGAAGTCGCGCGACCTGGCGATGATGAAACTGCTCGCCGGGGAAGATCCTGCAGTACGGCAAGAGGCGATTGATAAGGTCATGAAATCACTCAGCGGACAAAAATGAACAGTCTAACATTTATGGACAAGACCTGTCCAAAAGCGTACACTGCGCACCACAGGGAGGGGTCATGACGATCCAGGCTACCAGTAATCGTGTGTCCTACGATGGCACCGGGTCATTGACGCCGCTGGCTATTCCCTTCCCGTTCTTTGCCCAAACCGATCTGGTAATCATTGAAACCATTATCGCGACGGGTGTGCAGACCACAAAAGTGCTCACCACAGACTATACGGTGACGGGCACGCTGGATGGACTCGGGCATTTCAGCAACGGGGGCACCGTGACTCCTGTGCTGGCCTTCCCTGTCACGGTTCGGTGGTCCATCTATCGCGATCCGCCACAAGTGCAAGCCTTGGATCTCGTGAATAACGATCCGCTGCCTGCGGAGTCCGTCGAAGCGGCGATTGATTATCAAACCATGCTAATCCAGCGTATCGCCGATTTGGTGGTCCGTGGGCTGCGGCAACCGGATGGAGACGTGGCTTCCGTAGCGATCCTGCCCAGCTCTCTCGCTCGGGCCTCCATGTTCCTGGCCTTTGATGGCAACGGCGATCCGATTGCCGCAGCGGGAACCTCTGGCGACTTAACCCCCGTATCGAGTTTTATTAATACGTTACTCGATGATGTTGACGCTGCGTCAGCCAGGACGACGCTAGGGGCGATGGCGAGTGTGAATGGTGTGGCAACGACGGGGACCGTCGCGGCTGACCCGACGGCGGCTCTCGGCATTGCCAACAAGAAATACATCGACAATCATCTCAATATGATCCAGGATTTTCGCCTCTCTCTCACCACGGGACTCCCCGTCACGACGGCGGATGTGACAGGAGCAGGAACGCTGTACGCGGTGCCCTACAATGGTAATCGCATCGCGCTCTATGACGGGACGAACTGGGTTGTCCTGAGTGCAGCGCAATTCTCTCTGGCGCTCGTGGTGACGGCGGGTAAGCCATACGATGTGTTCGTCTATAACAACGCCGGGGTCCCCACTCTTGAAACGCTGGTCTGGACGAATGACACGACACGGGCGACAGCCCTGGTGTCACAAGACGGCGTATGGGTCAAAAGTGGAGCCGTGACGCGGCGATATGTCGGGACCATCTACGCGAGCGGGACCAATACGACAGAGGATAGTGCGGCCAAACGCTATGTCTGGAATTACAATCATCGTGTGCGACGGGCCATGGCCGCCGCACCGGAGACGACGAACTCCTGGACCTATACCACGGCGACGTGGCGACAGGCGAATGCCAATGCAGCCAATCAACTCGATGCGGTGATCGGGATCGCAGAAGATGCGGTGGAAGTGCAGGCCGTCAGCAGTGTAGGCAATTCCACGAATGCTGTGATTGCCCTCGGGACAGGGGTAGGCCTGGATTCTACAAGCGTGAACTCGGCGCAAGTCTCGGCGGGAGCACAGGTCGGCTCGGCTGGTTCGACGGGAGCGGTGATCGGTCGATACGTGGGTGTTCCGGGAGCGGGACGGCATACCTTTGTCTGGCTCGAAATTTCTCAAGCCACAGGGACCACGACCTGGTACGGGGACAACGGTACAAGCTATGTCCAGGCCGGAATTACGGGGGTGTTGAATGCGTAAGGGAGGATTGATCATGCCTATGCTATATGTGCTACTCGCTGCCATCGTAGGATTCGTGACGCCCGCCTGGGCCGAACTGGAGCGTTCCGCAACCTCGATCTTGCAGAACGCTGCGACCGCCACTGGTAACGGCCTGAGTCTCCCGGTCGATCAATATACGTCCGTGGGATTGCAGGTCACGATTTCGGAGACGGCGACTGTGACGTTCGAGACGACCGCCGATGCCTCAAATTGGGTGTCGGCATCCTGTATGTCGATCGCCGACACGTCGGGTACCCTCACGACCACCGCCTCTTCTTCGGGGGCCTATCAGTGCAACGTCTCTGGCATGGCGCTCTTTCGTGCCAGGATCTCATCGTTTAGTAGTGGTACCGTGACTGTCTTAGCGCGATCCACGACAGCGGTCACTGGCAAGAAGGGCGGCGGTGGGGGATCCATGGCGAGTGTCACGGATTTTCCCTCCAGTCCCTATACGGGGCAAACCGTCGTCGTCACGGACGATTCGGTGGTCGGAGCCTGCGACTCGGCTGCTGGCGTGGCCGTAACGCTCTGCCGATGGAATGGGTCAGCGTGGCTTAAGTTAGGGGACGGCACGAGTGCGGGGGGGGCGCTCTCTAGCAGCGATATTGATACCTCCGCAGAAATCGCGGCCATTGTCGGGGATGAAACCGGAACGGGCAAATTGGTGTTTGCTACCAGCCCGACGCTGGTCACGCCGATTCTGGGGACCCCCACCTCCGGCACGCTCACCAATGCGACGGGCCTCCCGATCTCGACGGGCGTCAGTGGGTTGGCCACCGGCGTGGCGGCAGCCCTGGCCACCCCGTCGAGTGCCAATCTGATCACCGCGGTGACGGATGAGACTGGCACGGGATCTCTGGTCTTTAATACGTCACCCACCCTCGTGACGCCCATCCTGGGCACCCCGACCTCTGGGACGCTGACCAACGCCACCGGGTTGCCGATTGCGACGGGCGTGAGTGGTTTGGGCTCCAATGTGGCGACCTTCTTGGCCACCCCCACCAGTAACAATTTGGCGAGTGCGTTGACGAATGAAACCGGCACGGGTGCCGCCGTCTTTGGCACCAGCCCTACGATCAGTTCCCCCACGATTACCACCACCATGAATCTGCCGAGCGTGACCTCATTCCCAGGGGGAGCCACGACCGGCGATGTGGTCATTGTCACCAATGATTCCGCGACCGGAGCCTGCGATGCCGCCAGCGGGTCCTTCACGAGTCTCTGTCGGTATAACGGGAGTGCCTGGGTGAAGTTGGGCGATGGCACCGGATCAGGTGGCTCGCTGACCGCAGGCGATATTAACACCTCGCTCAAGATTGCCACGATTGTGACGGATGAGACCGGAACGGGAGCCTTGGTGTTCGCCACGAGTCCCACCTTGGTCACGCCCAATCTGGGAACGCCCTCAGCCTTGACCCTCACGAACGCGACGGGATTACCCACGGCGGGACTCTCGGACCTGGGCTCCAATGTGGCGGCGGCGTTGCAATCCATGACGAGTGCGAATCTGGCAGCGGCGATTACCAACGAAACGGGCACGGGCACCGTGGTGTTCAGCACCTCGCCCACACTGGTCACACCCATCCTCGGGACTCCCACCTCGGGGACCCTCACGAACACCACGGGTTTTCCCGTCTCGGGGTTGGCTGGTGCCGGCAGTGGCGTCTTGACCGCATTGGCCACCCCGTCCAGCGCCAACCTGGCGACGGCGATTACCGATGAGACGGGCACCGGCGTGGTGGTCTTTGGGACGGCACCGACCATCAGCTCACCCGTCATTAGCGCCAAGATTAATCTCCCCCGTGTCACCGCCTTTCCTGGCTCACCGGCTGCGGGCGATACCGTCATTGTGACCGATGATTCCGTGGCGGGGGCCTGTGATTCTGCGGCGGGGTCCTCGACCTCACTCTGTCAATATACGGGATCGGCCTGGGCGGCCTTGAGTTCAGGTTCCCTCTCTGCGGGCGACATCAATACCTCGGCCAAGATCGCCGCTATCGTAGGCGATGAGACCGGCACCGGCGCATTGGTCTTGGCGAACACGCCGACCCTTGTCACGCCCATTCTCGGTACGCCGACCAGCGGCACCATGACGAACGTCACAGGACTCCCGATTGCCACCGGACTGACCGGGCAGGCGGCAGGCGTGGTGAGTTGGATGACGACGCCCTCCAGTGCAAATCTGGCCACGGCCATCACCGATGAAACGGGGACGGGCGCGCTCGTGTTTGCCAACAGTCCCACCCTCGTAACCCCCGCCTTGGGCACTCCCGCGAGCGGTACCTTGACGAATGCGACGGGTTTGCCGATCAGCACGGGCGTATCAGGATTAGCGGCAGGGGTCGCCACGTTCTTAGCCACACCCAGTAGCGCGAATCTGATCTCTGCCGTCACGAATGAAACCGGGACTGGGGCACTGGTCTTTGCGACCTCACCGACCTTGGTGACACCGATCCTGGGCATCCCGACATCCGGCACCTTGACGAATGCCACGGGACTCCCCATCTCGACCGGCGTGAGCGGCTTGGGTACGAACGTCGCCACCGCGCTGGCCACCCCCTCCAGTGCGAACGTCGCCGCCGCCATCACGGACGAAACTGGGACCGGGGCGCTGGTCTTTGGCACCGCGCCGACCATTAGCTCGTTAGTCGCCACGACGAAAATCAATCTCCCGCGCGTCACCGCCTTCCCAGGTTCTCCCGCAGCCGGTGACACGGTGATTGTGACGGACGACTCCATTTCAGGGGCCTGCGATAGTGCGGCGGGATCTGCCGTGAGTCTCTGTCAATACAGCGGGTCCGCCTGGGGTGCGTTAGGATCAGGGAGCGCCGCCGGTGGGGCCAATGCCGTGCAGTCCACCAACGGAGCCGGATCCTTGGCCGATTCAGGGTGTACGGCCACGGGCGGGGCGATGACCTGTGGCGGGGGCTTTATCGCAGGCACGTCGGGCGTGGGCATCATCAATCTGCTGGAAGGCGTCTCGCCTGGAGCGGGAGCCAATGCCGGTGAGACGAATTTCTATGTGGACAGCACCTCGCATCTCCTGACTGGATTTATCAATGGTGGCAGTGCCGATACCTATGTGACGGCCGCGGCCACCCAGACCTTGACCAATAAGACGTTGACCTCGCCGACCTTGACGACGCCCGCCTTGGGCACCCCGGCCTCGGGTGTATTAACAAATGCCACGGGCTTGCCGGTCTCCACGGGTATCAGCGGCCTTGCCTCTGGAATGGCCACCTTCATGGCGACCCCGACCAGTGCGAATCTGGCCACCACGGTGACGAACGAGACGGGCACAGGTGCCTTAGTCTTTGCCACCTCGCCGACGCTCGTGACCCCGGCGCTCGGCACCCCAGCCTCGGGCGTCATGACCAATGTCACAGGGACCGCCGCCGGACTCACCGCAGGAGCCGCGACGGCCTTGGCAGCCGATCCGGCTGATTGTTCCGCCAATCAATTCGCCAACGCCATCAATGCGAGCGGAACGCTCTCCTGTTCCGCCTTGACGTTAGCGGGAGCCCAGTTTGCCAACCAAGGCACCACGACCACGGTGCTCCATGGCAACGCGGCGGGCAACCCCTCCTTCGGGGCGGTCAGCTTGTCGGCGGATGTCACCGGCAATATCTCGGTGAATAATCACAACAGCGGGACGGGCGCGAGTTCGTCCACCTTCTGGCGCGGCGATGGCACCTGGGCCACCCCAGCCGGATCAGGCACCGTGACCGCCACCGGCGGCAATCTGACCTCCAATGCGGTGGTATTGGGTGCAGGCACCACGGATACCAAAGTCGTGGCCGGCATCACGACCGATGGCACGTCGATCCTGAATCTGGGTGTGAATACGACCACCATCGGCAAAGTCAAGCTGTTCGGCAACACCTCGGGAGATGTGACGATCCTGCCCAACGCGGTCGCAGGCACAGCCACCACAGTGACCCTCCCGGCCACCAGCACGGTGGTCCCGATTGCCTCGCAACAGATTACCTTCTCGGGTCCGTCAACGGCCCGCACCTATACGTTCCCGGATGCGGCCTCGACCATCGTGAGTCTGGATGCGACCCAGACCTTAACGAACAAGACGCTCACGACCCCCATTATTTCCTCGATCTCGAATACCGGGACGGTCACGCTCTTTACGGCGTCGGACACCGTGGTCGGCAAGGCTACCACCGATACCTTGACTAATAAGACTGTCGATGCCGAAGCGACGGGCAACGTGATCACGCTGCCCAAGCGCATCTGGTTCCCGGCCGCAGGCTGTAACAATGCCACCGCCGGAAGCGTCTGGGATCTCCCAGCCTCCAGCCCGGCAGTGGCAGCCTGCATCACCGGCACCAACACCCAAAAGGGCGTACTGGACTTTGCGGCCGCCTCGAATCTGTCCGCCCAGACCCATCTGAAACTGCCGTCCACCTGGAGCGGTACCGTGGACGCCAATATCAAGTGGCTCTCGACCACCACGTCAGGGAACGTGGTTTGGGAAATTGCCACTATTTGTGTGGGCGATGCCGCCACGGACGATCCGTCTTTCAATACCTCCTCGACCGTGACCGATGCGACGAAGGGCACGACCAATCAAACGAACGATGCAGCGATCACCACCGTGACCGTCACCGGCTGTAGCGCGGGGCAACTCATGCACGTCAAGATCTCCCGCAATGCGGGCGCAGGGTCCGACACGATGAGCGGGACGGCTCGCTTGATCGGTGTGGAATTGATTGTGCGGGAGGCGATCTAAGATGATGCGTCGAATCGCACTCCTTAGTGTCTGCCTCTTCGCGCTCCTGATGCCCATGACAACATGGGCCTTTCCGACCAATGCGGTCCTGGACACCTTCGATCGGGCCAACGAAGGCCCCCCACCGACCGGATGGGCTGGGCCGATTTGGAATGGTGATCATCAACTCAAGATCATCAGTAATCTTCTTCAGCAAGACACACTTCCTGGTGGAGATATTTACTGGAACTCCAGTTTTTCTGCCGATCAAGAAGTCTACGCGATCATCAACAATCTCCCACTTGCCAATAGCGGTGTCTCCTTCTATCTTCGTGTCGCTAGCCCACATACGGGCAGCGAAACGTTCATTGAGATTGCGTATACCGCTCTCGCTGGAACGGACACGATTGACGTACTGATTAATCAGGCAGAAACGAATAAGCTGACGATCAATCAAGAAGTGTCGGCAGGAGACTCAATAGGAGCATCGGTAGTAGGGAATCTCATCACGGTCTATTATAAAGCGGCAGCAGGATCGTGGGGTTCCATCGGCAGTGTGTCGGATGGCACTGTCACAGGTGCAGGTTTTATTGGCATTGGATTTGGAGGATCTGCTGGGGGAGTCACGGCCAATGATTTTGGTGGCGGGTCGCTCTCGGCTGCTGGCCCCGATGTCACGCCCTTTTATAAGCGGAGGGTCCAATGATTGTGTTCCTCTTCTTCCTGACCGTGCTTCTGCCCTCAGTCTCGGATGCCGCGAGTCTTATGTTTGCGGATAGCTTTGACACGTATACAACCAATGCTCGTCTGCCCTTGACCCCCACGACAAACTGGAACACCGAGGATAGCCGTGTCTCGGCGACGATTGTCGCATCGCCGACTGATGGACTATTTAGTCCTCATGGTGGTTCAAAAATGGCGCGATGCCGGTATAACGGTACAGTGCCATTGAGCGATCTGGCGAACTTTGAAACCTTAGCCATTACCCAAGACGACTTTGCCAATAGCGAATGGTTGATGCGCGTCTGGATTCGCCTTGATGCCAATTTTGATGCCACCCCTTCGTCCAGCGGTGCCCATCTTTTACGTAGCCTGCACACCTCACCGACCACGATGGAGTTTGTGGAAGATCAAATTACGGGCAGCACACTCACAGGCGTACGGGTGAACAGCAGCAATTTCGACATCAATCACTTTGGTTCGGCCCTGGTGCCAGGACATTGGTACAAATATGAGCGCTACGTCAACTATGCGACTGGCGTCACCAAAACCTGGTGGGATGGCGTATTGACGACGAGTTCCAGCACGTGGAGCTTTGCTGGGAGCGTGTTTGGCAATACCAATCTCACCTCGAACTGGGGATCACCATCCCCCGATGCCACCAACGACATCTATTTCGATGACTTTGAACTCTTCACGGATCGCAACACGGGAACGGCTGTTACGGGGTTGATGTCCGATGCCTCGATCCAGCAGGGGGCCTCCTCCGTGCCCCACTCCAAGGCGACACAAGGGATTCGTTTCAGCGGAAAGGCTGGGGTGAAGTGACCCCATGTCCGCTCTGTCATCCAGAGAACCCCGATCCCGTCCTGGCTCGGCTCATTCGCGCCATGTCGCCCTGTCATGTGCGCTGTGCCTGCGGAGAGGTCGTGGCCAAGACGCTGATGCGAGACGGGCGCTGTCAACGCTGTCGTGGTGTCATCCGGAGAACCGATGATGGGGAGAATGCTGTGGCGCAGCTCTATCGCCGCCCTCGTCCTGGCTTGCGCCGGATCGGCTGAGGCGTTCACCGGGACCTACGGCGGCCAGACGCAGGATCTCGTCTCGGCCCGCAGCGCCGTGCCAGATGGCAAGCCGGACTATCAGCTCACGCTGTCCAATCTGTCAGGGACCGTAACCGGCGTGCATATCACGAACCCGTGCGGGGCGCAGAACTGGGTCTCTCCACAAGGCAGTGGGTCCTGGACACCCTATCTGATCAATGGGTCCTGGTGGATGACCGCGAATGCGGTGAACTGTACCACGCCGTTTACCGTGGTCGTGACGTATCAGGGTGGCGCGACCGAGACCGCCTCGATTCCCATGACCATCGCGACAGGAGGCCTGCCCGGTGCGCCGACGGTGACCGTCTCGGCGGTCCCCTCACCCGTCACCAGTAGCCGTACGCTCTCATGGGATACCAATACCGAGACGGATCTGGCGGGTTATCGCGTCTATCGCCGTACAGGGTCCAGCTATGGAGCGGCCCTCGCCGATGTCGGGCTCGCCACGAGTTATCCCGCGAGCGGGTTGGTTGCCGGGACGACCTACTGGTTTACCGTCACAGCCTATGATCGCTCGGGCAACGAAAGTGTCAAGTCGAATGAAGTCAACGCAGTCATACCGTAATGGAGGGATTATGAAACGGATACTCAGCCTCGTCGGTCTCCTCAGTCTGCTGGCGGTGCCTGCCTGGGCCGCGACCCAAGATGTCACGATCACCATCACCCCCTCTCCCGTCAATGTGTCGAGTGTGACGGGCTGGATCATTGAAAAGAAGGTCGCCCCGGCCACGACCTATACCGCCATGACGCCGAATCTGCCCGCCTCGACCCTCACGGCGACTGATGCCAACGTGCCAGCCGGCGCCACCATTTGCTATCGCGCCACCCCCACCAGTTCGCTCGGCAATGGGACGCCTAGTGCTGATGCCTGTATCAATTCTGCTGGGGTGCCAGGCGCACCCACTGTCTCCGTCACCATTACGATTCACTAATGACTGACGCGCAAGCCATGATCATGGAGCTGGAGGGGACAGGCCGTCAGGTCAATGGCCAGTTCATGCCCTATCAGGATCTCGTGGGGAAGCTCACCATCGGATATGGGCACAACCTGGACGACAATGGCATTCCATCTGAGGTGGCCAATCTGCTGCTCCAGGCGGATCTGGCTAACGCCATTGAGGCGGTGCGGGCCAACTGTAGTTGCTATGATCAGCTCAGTCGCCCTCGCCAACTCGTCCTGATTTCCATGGGGTTTCAGTTTGGGAAAGAGGGGCTGTCGAAATGGCCGCGCTTCCTGGGGGCGGTTCATCTCGGGAATTTTGACGAGGCGGCCGAGGAACTGCTCGACTCGAAGGCCGCGAAGGTGCAAGCCCCCGTGCGGTTTCATATTCTGGCGACCATGCTGCGGGAGAACGTGAGTCAATGGGTGTGAAGCTCTATCGTTGTCCCAAATGTGGAGCCCAATATCAGCATGATCGCGGCTACACGCATGCCATGGGTCAATGTCCCTTTCTGCCGGTGAAACGTGGCTGAACCTGAATTGACCGTGGCCGTCTTGAAGCAGTTAATGGATGAACGGGATCGTCGGTATTCGTCCGAGGTCGCCAATGCGAAGGAATCTCTGCAGGCGGCCCTGGTGGCCATGAAGGAAGCGACTATGGAGCGGAAGCACGATCTCGACAAGTGGCAGATCAGCGCGAACGAATGGCGGCAAACCATGAATGACAAAGATCGCAACTTCGTGACACATAACACGCTCTGGGGTTGGCTGATGGCGAGCGTCATGCTGGTCCTAGCGGTCATGCAGATTCTCGAACGGATCGGGAAGCCGTGAGATAGGAGGTCCGAATGTGGGAGATATTATCGCTCTGCTTAACAGCCTTAATCTTGGGCCGGTTAATTCGCTTTTGCTCACGGCACTCTATTTCGTGCTGCGGTCTATTTTCAGCCGCGTCGAAGCGATGGAACGCCAAGTGGGCAGCCATGCCGAGGATATCGCCCACATCCAAGGGCGGCTTGAGATTCAAGAAGATCGGTAATTTATAATCAAGGAGGCGTCATGTATCTCATCGTTATGCTCTCATTGCTTATCTCAGGTTGTGCCACCTATGCTGATCTCGGTGAGGGCCATGTGGCGCGGACCGTGGTGACGGAGGAACGGTCGATGTTCGGAACCAATATGGGATTCAGTAAGCTCCAGCATTGCGAAAAGGATGCGAAGGGTGAGTTAGTGAACTGCCGCGATCTCACCGCGTGGGTGCCGATGTGGAGTCAGGGCGTGGGCGGGCAAGTGATGGGAGGCGCATTAACCGGCCTTGGTACGGGCCTCGGTTTGGCCTATGGCTCCTTCGGTAATAGCGCCAGTTCGGTCAGTTCCTCGACGGCGAACGCCGTGAGCAAGGGTGGGCATCATTGAGTCTGCTTGATGTCATCGTGCTGTGCTGTGCGCTCATGCTGGGATTCTGGATCGGCTATACCTATGGACGAGCCAAGCTCCTCAAGGAAGTGATCACTTTAACCGAGAAGGGAGAATTATGAATCTCAACGACCTGTTCAAAAACATCAATTGGCGCACAACGGGGTTTGCCGTGGGCTATCTGCTCTGCAACATAGTGGGGAATCTCTTCCCCTCCGCAGCGGATGTCTGTAGCATGCTGGATAAGATTTTCGTGGCAGGCGGCTTCATCAGCGCGGCCGATAGTTCACGTATCGACAGTGTGGTGCAAGCGGTTGATCATGTGGCCTGGAAGAATGGTATAGACCCGTCCACCTTGCAGCCCATCACGCCCGTGAAATAGTGGCGATTGCGCTTTCAGTGTTGACCATTTTGGCGGCGGTCATTCCCATGATTCTCAAAGTCATGGCGACCGCCAAGGAGCACCGTGATGCCCTTATTGATCGTTCTGTTGATGAGTTGCATGTTGGCACTGACCGGGTGCGGGCTGTTTCAGAAACCAAACCCCCCGTGTAATCGGGTAGACGTACAGACGGCCTATGATGCGACAGGGAAGGTCCGCACGGATGCTATAGCGGTGACGAATCCGTGTTGGGACCGAATCCTAGGAGATTTGGACGCAGCATATCCGAAGAAATAGTTTACTTCAGCGACGATGGATAAAACTTAGCATAGCATTCTCGACATCGCCTAGCCTTCGTGCCAGGATTAATATAGAGATTCGTTCCTGACAATGGATACCCGCGTAAATCTTGTCAAAAGACTTGTGCGATTTACTTTCACGGCTTCCCTCTGCTATCCAAGGGAATAGACTGTTCCCTCGCCGGGGTGAGGGCCTGTTTGGCTTGAATCATGGCCGCATTCCACTCCTTTTCATATTTGAATAATGGAGGTCCATTCTGCACGTCATAGAGGGATTGCAATACTTCCTTTAATTGTTCGATCCTCTCCTGCGCCATAGCGAGCGTGGCCTGGAGGTCTCGAATGGTTTGTCGAGCCAGTATCAACTCCGTATCGACTTCTTGACAGTGGGCGTGCGGTGCGTCAGCTAGTGTCGTCTGCTCCAACTCTTGCACGCGATCGGCTTGTTCTGCAATAAGCATTTGCTGGGCCACTAACTGATCGTGCAGAGCGCCACCCTCATAGGCTTTAACTTGATCTTCTAGTGATGTGACCCGCGCCTGCGCCTCATCCAGTTGGCGATGGAGGTCTTTCACTTTGCGGTGCAGTTCCGCATTGGCCTTATGTAATAATTCGTTATCTAACCATTGCGCCGTGGCGTTAGTTTTATCCTGAAGTTTCTGCTCCATCTGGGCGAGGCGCTGCCGTAAATCATCTTCTGATTCCAGCGTCTCTCCAAGGCTTGCGTAGTATTCATCGCGCACCTGCTCCACCGCCTCCAGCCTGGTGCGTAGCGCGGCGTTTGCCTCGGCCATTTTCAGCATGCTCTCAGCCCAGTTCATATCTCCAGCTTTTTCTATCACCAGTCCGCTCGCCTTTTGTAGATCGACGAATCGTTGACGGAGCGCGGCATCGGCGTCAAATCCAAGCACGACCCACCCATCTTGTTGAGCGAAGTCTGTCATATAACTGATCGTGCGCTCTAGAGACCGTCCAGTATAGCGGCTGCCCCTATCTGCATTCGGGTCATACTCGTGAAGGATCAGCCGATCACCGACCTGAAAGTTTCGATCGTTCTGGCGAATCTCGAAGTACTTCACGCTGTCCAGCAGCGGTTGGAAATAGTCGGGCCACGTTTTTAATCTATGCTCTTTGTTCAGCTCCATGGCGTGCCCTATCTGTGCCATTACCGCTCGCCCCTCGGGGGTGGGGGCGGCTGTGCTTGCCTCGTTTCTTTTTCAAACTGCTCAAAGCATTCATAGCCAATCTGTTCAACGGAAGCTTTCATTTTCTGCGCCGTGAGGTAGAGACCAGCACGAAAACATCTTTCGTAAATCTTCGCAAGATCCGCGCACAACTGCCTGCGTTCTTTTTGGTTCGGCTGTTTCATCCCCGCCACTCATTCAATCTGGCGTCGAGCCAGTCAACGATTTCTCTATCACTGTCGGTCTGGTATCCCTGCTTAAAAGATCGCTCGCCAATTTTCAACGCTATCGCCTTACACTCCTCCGCCCGCTGGGCCTTCAACGCGGCTTCGATCAGGTCGGTGAGCATGGATGTATTGACATTGATCGCAGCTATCCCACCAAAGCCAGCCTTCCGCCGCCATTCCTTCACCAACGCCTCTGCGGCCTTCCGGTGGGTCATGGGTTGTTACCTCGGCTCATAGTTCTTTCAATAAAACCCTTCACCGTTTGTACGGAGTTAAGCACAATTGTTATCACTGAATCGTGTGGCGGCATTCGTTGCGATGTTTCTACTGTGACATTGCAATAGTGCTCAGTCAGTTCAATCGTCTTTATGCGAGCAGGAATATACACAACATCTCCAACTTTCAATTCTTTTCCATCTCTATCGTGTGGCATCACTCCTCCTTTGCTCGCTCATCCCGTCCCCTTCCTGCCTTGTGCCAGAGCTAATCGTTTGAGGCACAGTTTACATGTGACCTTCGCATCCACATTCATATCGTCATGCTGATTCGACATCCGCCCGCAGAGGGTGGTATTGGTCATGCCCCCGAACGCATTGGGACGAGAGAGTTGCTGGTGGAAGATCATCATCCCGTCCCCTTCCTGCCGCTGATTACGATTCAACAATGAACATCCAGTACAGCAAATATCCCAAGGCAATAATGAGCACAACCGTCCAGATGAATTTCGCTGTGTCAGGAATCATCGCTTGGGCTCCCAAGTTGGGCAATGCTCGCCGTGATCTGGGTTGAGATAATTTGCTAAGGGGCCACCACCTGTGAGCGGATTGAGTAGCTCGCGCATCACCCAGTCTGGTAACGGAAACTGACAATGCACCAGAGCGCCATGATCGCGAGACCATTTACACGTCCCACACCGCGTCATGGCTTGCCCGCAAACGCGCTGTGCATATTGGCCAGCCATATATCGACCCATTCTAAGGCTAGCTTGGAGAACTCCGAGGTCGCTGGTGTGTCACCAGTTTCGATCGCGAGAAAGAACCGCTCGACAGGACGCGAACTATTCGGCTTCACCAGAGGAAGTTGCTCATAATCGCAGTGCCGTACATTCGCCAGGGTCCCCACAAGACAGGCGCAGGCTCCTTCATAAGACGATCCATTAATGCGACCCTCCGCAATGGCGGCTCGTAATCCCAATACTTCTGCCGGTGACGCGGAGAGCACCGCCCAGAGGTCGTCGCGAATCGGCGTGAGGTCAGCACCATGCAGGTTGGCACCGCGCAGATCGGCTTCGTACAGGTCAGCACCATGCAGGTTGGCACCGCGCAGATCGGCTTCGTACAGGTCAGCACCACTCAGGTTGGCACCGTGCAGGTCAGCACCATGCAGGTTGGCACCGCGCAGGTTGGCACCGTGCAGGTCAGCACCATGCAGGTTGGCACCGTGCAGATCGGCTTCGTAC